AGGACCTTCTTGGTTTACCAAGACTTGGTGAGAAAATCACTATGTTCGAATCTCTTGGTTCTGGATATGGTTTTGAGCACCAAGTTACTGCATGGGCTGATGATAAGACTATGCGTGATGCTTCTGGCAAACCTCTTGATATTTTGGTGTACGCTCCTCAGCGTAGAAACCAACTTCCTTTAACTCGTAATGATGTTAAGTGGGAGCCATTCGTAGAATTCATGTTGAGAAAAGCAATGCTTGAACTTAAGGTGAAGCGAATGATCTGGTCTAAGCCAGGCACTGTAAAAACTAATGGATCTAAGCAAGAATTGAAGCGTGTGTCTGCTGGTGTTTACCACAGAATGCGTAACAATGGTAACTTGGTACAATACAACCGTGGAGAATTCTCCGCAAACCTTATCCGTTCCGTATTTGGAGACTTGTTCTACAGACGTGTGGATGTTAAGGATAGAAGAGTTAAAATGTACACTAACGAAGCTGGCTTCGATGTGTTCCAGCAGGCTCTTAAAACAGATGCTTTGAACTCTGGTCTTACTTTCATGGCAGATAGCGGTAACCGTTACATGCAAGGAGAAGGACAGCACATCACTTACAACTTTGCATTCGATGCAATGGTAACTCGTGAGACTGGTCGTGTTGAACTTATCCACTTGAAAGAACTTGATCTTCCTCAATCCAACTTGGAATTTGGACAGAACAAGAAGTCCACTCCTGTGTTCATGGTATTTGACGTATCTCCAATGTCTGATGGCTCTATGGTCAACAACATCCGTGAAGTACGTATGAAGGGTGCTCCTTCCATGACTTGGGGTTACATTGATGGACGTAGACACCACTTAGGCTTTGCTAAGTCTCAGGGTATGTCTTCTGCCAACAAATTCCCAGGCTATGAAATCTGGATGCAAGATCGTTGCGATGTATTCATCGAAGACTTGTCACGAACTGTTCTCATCGAAGAAATTCCACAGTTCTAATATAAAATCTCCCCTCGTGTCAATCATGAGGGGAGTTTTATTCCTCTTTAAAACAGAGTGTGGGTCAGTGAGCCTAGCCATTTGATTGGTGCACTCTGCAAAACAAACCAATAATAATCAAATAACTACGTAATGGGTAAATTAGGGAAAATCTCCACGATTAAGAAGGAGTACAACAGTTCTGGCATGCAAACTATGCAAGGAGGATTATCACAAAGAGGACTATCAAGAATTCCAGGAACTGGAGTTTTTAAATATCCTTACAAGGAACTTGATGGAAGATACAGAACAGGCTTAGATGCTGATGCTGCTTACATCAAAAGAATTGCTGATCCTACAGAGCGTGAGCTAGAAATTGAGCGTGTAACAGAATTAAGAGAGAAGCTTGAGAATGCTCTAGGAGGAATAGATCTTGGACCAAGAGCTATTTTCTGGAACTACGGTTTATCAAAGTCTACAGACGACACTACTCATGTGCAAACTGTAAAACTTCTTGATGGTGATAACTATTTTGATTTAACAGTGCCTTTTCAAGAACTTGCTTTCTCTTGGTTGAGAGTTCATCCAACAGTTGCTAGTTCTTACCAAGCATGGGAAAGAGGTGACTATCCAGCAGATACACAATTCTACGTTGTAGATGACGATATCGAAAATGCTGTAATCTTCAAGAAGAAGCAATTGATCAACAAGGCAATCTCCAAGTTTGATACAATGACTCCTGAGAAGAAAAGAAAAGTTGCAAGACTTTTAGGACTTCCAGTTACAGAAGATTCGAAAGAAGATTTTGTATATAATCAAGTGGATAATATTCTCAAGCAGACTGAATTCAAAGCTGGTAAATACCAAGGATTGTCAACAATCGAAGTGTTTAACAGATTTGCAGACATGAAGGAAAATTTACTCCATATCAAAGATTTGGTTAAGCAAGCTATTGCACATTCAGTTTACAGAGTTAAGTCCAGTGGACGTGTCTTTGAAGGTGAATTTGAACTAGCAAAAGATGAAGAAGAGTTGGTGAAGTTCTTAGCTAATGATGATAATCAAGACGAACTAATCACTCTAGAACAAAAGTTGAAATCTAAGAAACTCGCTTCTGTATGATACCTGTAGATAGTTTATTATATAAAATTGATCAAAAACTAAATAAACTATCAACTAATGAGCATCAGCAGATTCAACTAGAAGATAAGATTCTTGCGCTTAACGAAGCGCAAATAAAGCTCATCAAACAAAAGGTTGATGGATTTAGTGTTGTTAGTGGTATGGGGTTGGACTCTTTTAAAAAGCGTTACGAGGACCTACAAAGACTTGTAATTAATTACAATGTTGGCGTGTTAAATCTCCATCTCAAAAACCAAACATTAAATCAATGGGCAGCTGATATTGATTTACTTGATCCAAAGTACATGTTCTACATTGACAGTTATGTTTTAGCTGACAAGGGCGTGTGTAAGGATCGACAAATCTGGATAAATAAAGATTTGGCAAAACATGGTGATTTGCAGTTCTTATTGAACAACATTCATTATAAGCCATCTTTTGAATATCAAGAAACATTTAATTTTATCTCTTCAGATGAAATTAGTATATTCACTGACGGAACGTTCACTCCAAGTGCGATATACATTTCGTACATGAGATACCCCATCTACATTGATAAGACAGGCTACATCAGATTTGATGGTCAACCCTCAACAGACGTTGATTGTGAACTTGAAGCTTATCTGGAAGACGAGTTAGTAGATTTAACTGTCCAGAACTTAGCAATGTATACAGAGAATGCATCTGCGGTACAAAGTGCCCAGTTCAGAATACAAACAAATGAATAAATAAACTTAACAAACAAACAAAAAAATGGCTGATTTCTCGTTAACCACCCTTTTTGTAGTTCCAGTAGGGCAAACTTCGCTCCCTAGCACTGGTTCTACTCAGGATCTAACCGCTGGTCAAGTTGGTTTCTTCAGAAACGATTACAGTGTGGCTACAGCTGGCAATATTGCTGCTGCTCCATACTTCTATGTAGCTCAAGGTAGACAAAACACCTACCTACAAGGCTCTAAGCGTTCTGATAAAATCAAGGGTTGTCCTTCTGGTTCAGGTTGCTCATCTAACGTAACTGAATGGTACAAAGTATCAGGTTGCGGTACTCCTGCTGTCCAAATCACTGATGTGACTAATTGGAACGTACAGTGCGGAGAAGTTGTGACTCTTACTCTAAGAGGTCACTCTAGTTATCTTGACACCTTGTATTTCAACGGTTTCACCCGTTCAGTAACTGTACAAGCTCCTTGCTGTGATTGTGGTGCTGATCCTTGCGCTGATGTTAACACTAATGCATTGATCAACCAGTTCATTTTCCAATTGAACCTTGCAGCTCCTGGTAACAACCCTGACAACATCACATTGTCTGATTTCTATACTTTCGAAAACATAGGTGGAACTATCCTTCGTATTTCTGGTAAGCCTCTTACTAAGTATGGCCAGCCTTGTGATATTGCTGCATTCCCTTGGGAATATGACAGAATGTACTTCCGTACTTTCGTATACCAAGGTCCTGCTACCACTGCTGACTTTATCGTTGCTGACAACTGTGACATCGTAGCTAACCCTGTTGTTGTTCAGAGATCTTCTTACCCAACTGGTACTGCTGAAGAAATTGCTCAGCTTGAGAAGAACTTCTACAGCTATCAGGCTGGTTACTTGAAGCACTTGTACAGAATGAATGGCTACAACGAGAACTTTGAGACTTATGTAAGCACTGGTGTTATTTACAACACTTACTACATCAAGTTTAACCAGTTCGATCGTTCTGCTTATCAGTGGGGTGATTACATCTATGAGGATAGCATGGTGATTGTTGCTGTTCCTAACGCTGCCACTCCAGGTAACGCTGGTATTTCTACTGCTGTTGAAGCTGTTCTTGAAGCTGCTCTTGGTACTGTACTTGATAACAATGCTTGTATCACTACAACTACCACTACCACTTCTACACCTCCAACAACTACTACCACTACTAGCACTTTGATTCCTTAATAGTAGGTACGTTAAAATTTCTACAACCTATGCCAGAGGGTGAGAGGATTAGTTCTCAAAATCCTCTGGCATTTTATTTATAACTCCCATGCCAACTCTGAATTTAGATATTCTTGTAGTTCCAACATACAGCACACTGACAATGGCTGTAGCTGATGCTTCTACGTATCCAACTACACCACCAAATGTTACATCTCCATCTATTGAGATAAATGTTCCTAACTTTGGGATAGTAAACCTTCCATTTGTTGTTAATACATTGAATGTATTTACAAGTTCTAACTTAGGGATTTCAACACTTGGTAACGATCCACTTCCTGATGGTATCTACTATCTAAAGTATTCAGTGGCCCCAGCAAACGTAAACTTTGTTGAAAGGACCATCATGCGTGTAGAAAGACTTCAAGAGAAGTTTGATGGAGCATTCATGAGACTTGACATGATGGAGTGTGACAGAGCAATTAAGACACAAGCTAAGGTGGAGCTTACAACCATATCATTCTTTATTAATGGAGCTTTAGCAGCTGCAAATAATTGTGCTACAGTTGAAGCAAATAGATTGTATCTTCAAGCTGACAAAATGCTGAACAACTTCTTAAGAAATAACTGTGGATGTTCAGGAAATAATTACGCAACAGTAACAACGTATTACTAATATGGCAAAGTGTTCAAACTGCGGAGCAAGTGTTGGATGTGGATGTAATCTTAAAAACGGAATGTGTGCATATTGTGCACAGAAGAAAAAGGATGAGATTACAGTTGCTCCACCATCAGATAAAAACTAAAAGATATGTTACAACCTAGATTAACATCTTGTCCTGAATGTGTTGATATTCCAACATTATTAGGCGATATTGAATGCAAGATTACAGAAGTTGCAAAGAATCTTTACAACAACACTGTATTCGCATTGAATATGCCTATTCCATATACAACAATGATAGATCTTCTAAACTATAGAAGAATCTTAACATATAAGTATTGTAACCCAGATTACGCTAGTCAATTTAGCGTATGTCAAATAGCTAGTAAAGTAAAACTTCTAAAATATAAATAAATGAGCTGCTCTAATTGCTTTAACGGATGCACAGAAATCATATCTGATCAGTGCGTAAGATATACAGGATTTAATATTCCTGCCCTTGGTATTTCAAATGGCGACACTCTTGCTAATGTTGAATTACAAATTGCAACATTCATAATAGATCTGTCTACTGGTAATGGGATTATTCCTGTTATCAATCCAGCTGATCTTTGCGCATTGGTGAGTGGCTTTCTTCCAGTGTCTGGTGAAATAACACTTAATGATGTTATATCAGCATTGATTCGATCAATTTGCTCTTTAAAAACCAGTGTTACAGCAATTGAATCAACACTCACCACCCTTAATGCCAATTACACAATTGGATGTCTTACAGGTGTAACAGCATCGTCTGATACACATGACATTCTTCAAGCAGCTATTAACAAGCTCTGTGCAACAGCTGTTGATTTAACAGCACTAGAAATTGACGTTGATACAAACTATGTTAAGCTGGCTGACTTAAATGCTCTTATTCAAGCTTATTTGAATAGTATTGCTCCATCTAACTTGTACAAGAACAACATGGTACCATACATTGCTTATGAGTACTATGGTCCTCTTACAGGTTTTGATGTTACAGGAGCAGGTACTGGACAATTCATAGATGTGTTTTTGTGTAATGGAAGCAATGGTACACCAGACAAGAGAGGACGTGTTGCTGTAGGAACTACAGATGGAAGTATGGCTGGAAGTATACCAATGAGTTCTATAGTTAATCCATCTACAGCAGGTAATCCAAGTTATTCACTATTTGGTTTAGCAGGTTTGAATAATGTGACCTTATCAGCTACTCAAATCCCTTCTCACACCCACATAGCAACAACCAGTATTGTAGATCCTGGGCATGATCATACATTAGCTTACAAAAAAGGTCAAGCTGATCAAAATGAAAGTGGTGTGTCTGGTACATTGTTGGACATGACACTTCCTAAAACACTTTCGACTATTACAAATAACAACAAAACAGGAATAATAGTTAGTGTTACAAATTCATCGACAGGTGGAGGATTAAGTCATAATAACATCCAACCTACAATAGGTGCATATTACATCATGTACATCCCATAAAACTATGCCATTCAATACTAATTGCCCAGGATGCGGATCTTTAGGTCCATGTGGTTGCAGCGGTGATCAATGTAATTTTGTATCTTCTGAAAATGTTAAATATGTAGGTCCAAACCTAGCAGGAACAGGAATACAAAGTTGTGATGACCTTACAGTCGTGTTGCAGAAGATTGACAATGCAATTGCTCTTATAGAAGCACAGATATCTCCAACACCACCTTTAACTACAACAACTAGTACATCAGGTGCTCCAACTACTAGTACAACTAGTACAACAACTACAGGACCTGGATATTATTCTTGGTATTTAGGAGGATTAGCAAATATTGCAAATCCATGTACGTCAGCTATACTACTGCCTATATTGTATACATCTGTTCCTGTACTAGCAAATGGTGTAGTTTTATACACCAACACTGCTTTAACAACTACTTACAGTGGTTATATTTACATAACCAATTTAAGTACTAAGTGGACATTATCAAGTGGAGGAGTGCTGAGTGCAGCAACTTCTTGCTAACCATTAAATTAAAAGTGCATGTTTGTATTTATAACTCTTACATCAGCTGGAGCAGACGCAGGACCATTCAACCTTTATTCAAATGCTGATGGATTTGTATCTGCATTTGCTGTAAATATTGCAAAAGCAACTTTGTTAGCAGGATATGCTGCAACTGTTCCAGCTGGTACAACCACTGTAAGAATAATTAGTATAGGAGTGTGCACAAACTTTATTGATGTAGCTGTAAGTGCTACCACCACTACTACCACTACAGCACCACTGTAATGAATAGAAAATTTTAAAAAGTCAAGCTATGAGCGTTATATGTGGAGCTGAACCATGTCCTCTTTTATTATCATCCTCTTGTGTTTTTTATGAGGGTGAGAATTTATTGTACATTGGTGTAAATACAAACGATAGTTTTCAAACTGCTCTACAACAGATAAACCAAGCATTCCAAAATGCTCAGATGGGTTACATCTTCAACAATGGTTTAATCCAATCAGCATTAAGTCAACCAGTTCAGTTAGGTGGTAGTTTAATACAAAACACAACCATTCTTGGTAATTACACCTTGACACTACAAGGTAATGTCCAGGCTGCAAAGCATATAACAACAGGTGGTACATCTTCTCAATTTGTTAAAGGTGATGGTACACTAGACAGCTCATCTTTCCAACCTCCAGGAAACTATATCACAGCTCTTTCTGGTGATGGTGTAGCCACAGGACCAGGTGCTGTAGCTTTCACGCTAAGCACTGTTAATTCAAATCCAGGAACTTTTGGAGCAGGATCTTCTATCCCTGTAGTTACAGTGAATGC